GATATTATATACAAATATGCTATGATGTATAATGAGGCGTATGTAGTAGTTGAAAGTAATGACCAAGGGTCAGTTGTTTGTAATGGCTTATACTACGATCTAGAATACGAGAATCTATTTGTAGAATCATCTATAAAAGCTAATGCTGTTGGTGTTACCATGACTAAAAGGGTAAAAAGGATTGGTTGTTCTACTATAAAAGACTTAATCGAAGAAAAAAGATTAATGATACATGATGCTCAGACGATTGTAGAATTAAGTACATTTGTATCTAAAGGTAATTCATTCCAAGCTATTGCACCTAATCACGATGACCTTATGATGAATTTAGTATTGTTTGGTTGGTTTACCTCAACCGATGTTTTTGAATCATTAACAAATATTAATATGAAAGATTTATTATATCGCGAAAGGTTAAAAGAAATACAAGATGATATGCTACCGTTTGGTATTATAAGAGATAGTCACGGAGTTAAAGCTGATAAATATATAAAAGACGATGATGGAAACATCTGGTTTGAAACGGAATGGAAGAGTAATTACTAATGGAAAAATTTAATCAATATTTTACAGAAAAGTTTGAAGAGCCATTAGAGCAAAATGAGCTTCATGTAGTAGTATTAGGTAAAGGTGGAGAAGAAGGAACCTTTGCTGATTTAGCTGAAGAAGTCTGTAAAGATAAAAAAATAAAATATAATCTAATAAATGTAGATGAAGCTTGGATATCACAAAAAGATGTTGAGATTGGTAAAGTAACTATTCAAAATGCTGATGGTAAAGACTCATCAGTAGAAATTGAGACACATAACTCTATTATATTTGTTAGAGCTGGTGCCATAGGAACATTAGCTGCACAAGCAATTGTCTCATCATTACAAGTTATTGGATTCTTTCTTGTAAATGATCTAGAGTCTATGTTAGCATGCGATAATAAAATGTCAAATGTTATTATGCTAGAAAGAAATAATATACCTACACCTAGATCTTCTATTTTATCAAATAAAAAATCTATAGAAGACGCACATAAAAGAATTGGTGGTAAGTTTCCAGTAATTATAAAAACACTAACAGGTACTCAAGGTGTTGGAGTATCTAAAGTTAACGATATGGCTTCATTAGTTTCGGTTGCACAATCTTTATGGAAGTTTAATGCACAAATACTAATACAAGAATATTTTAATATGGAATCTGATGTAAGAACATTAGTCGTAAATGGTAAAATAATAGCATCAGCTGAAAGAGTTAGAGAAGACGATAAAGACTTTAGAAACAATGTACATTTAGGTGCATCAACTAAACCTTATAAATTATCAAGAGAAGAAGCTGATATAATAGTAAATGCAGCTAGAAGTAGTGGTGCTTTATATTGTGGAGTTGATAGTTGTTTACATAAAGGTAAACCATACATACTAGAAGTAAATGGTTCTCCAGGTATTAGATCACATTTTAATGCATATGACCCTAACACAGGAAAGTCATTAGGTAAAAAGGCCGATAAAGAAGTAATCGGTACAATAATAGATTATTTTAGTGGTGAAAGAGCTAGAAGACCATTAATGAGACTAGAAGCTGGTTATATAGAAACAGTTATATTAGCTGGATTGGAAAATGATCCTATTAGAGCTAAATTTGATACAGGTAATAGTGCAGTAGCTACTATGTTTCATGTAGATAGCATGGAAGCTGATGGCGATTATGTTAAATGGACCAAGAATGGTAAATCATTTAGAAGTGAAGTACTATATGTATCTGAACCAAAAAGAGGGCTTAAAGAGTTTGATAAAAGGCCTGTAATAGAACACGAACTAAGATTTAATAATAAAACATATAATGCGGAGATTGGATTGAGCACAAAAGATACTGCATCCGAAATGTTAGTGAATAGGAAACTAATGACTAAATTCAAGGTGTCAGTTAACCCTAACCGTAGATTTATATTAAGTAATGTGACCGAAGCGAACGACGATACGGACCACTAAGAACACAAATATTATAAATAATACTAGTGAATAACCGTATTATGTAACATATAAACTAACTCAAATGAGAGGATAAAGCGATGGCATTTCAAGTATCACCAGGCGTTCAAGTCAAAGAAATTGACGCTACGAACGTCGTCCCAGCGGTATCTACCAGTATTGGTGGATTTACGGGGCAATTTAAATGGGGATCAGCGGACGAAGTAATTCAAGTAGGTTCTGAAAACGAACTTGTTGAAGTATTTGGTGCGCCTGATTCAAGCACCGCAGAACACTTTCTTCAAGCGGCATCATTCTTAAAGTATGGAAACGCTTTGAAAGTAGTAAGAGTTGTAGCATCAGATGCGCGTAATGCGTCAGTTGGAGCAACAGAACTCTTATTGAAAAACGAATCGGAATATCTAGCAGCATCATTAAACGTGTCAGACCACGGAGAATGGGTAGCAAGATGTCCGGGAGTCTTGGGTAATGCATTAAGTGTAGACATTGTGACACAAAGTATTAGTTCATCTGATTTTAACGCATGGCAACATGCAGCACAATTTGATGGCATACCTGGTACTTCACAAAAGGCTCTAGACTTAGGCTTAACGACTAATGACGAAATGCATGTTGTAGTATATGATAGAACTGGTGCAATTACTGGTACACCTAACACTGTATTAGAAACTTACCAATTCTTATCACAAGCATCAGATGCTAAGAACCCAGAAGGTTCTTCAATATTCTACAAAGATGTAATTAACGCACAATCAGAATATATCAGATGGGCAGCACATTCTGCAGCTTTAAACGAAGCAGGATCAACCCTAGCTGGTGTAACTGGTGGAAGCTTCACCGTTTCATCATCTGTAATAACAGATAATTTAGACGGTGGATTAGATGGAGCTAATGTAGCTCACAGTGAAATAAGTGGTGGATTAGATCTACTAAAAGACGCATCAACAGTGGATGTAAATTTATTATTTGCACCTGCAGACGTTGGAGCTGGTGTTCAGATAGGAACAAAACTTCACGAAGTTGCTGAACATAGAAAAGATTTAGTCGCATTTGTATCACCACCAGTTGCTGATACAGCTAATGTAGCAGCTGCTACAGCTGTAACTAATGTATTAGGCTACCATACTGATCTAAATAAATCATCATCATATATGGTAATGGATTCAGGATCCGTATATGTATACGATAAGTATAACGATGTATTTAGATATATACCAGCAAATGGCTTAATGGCTGGCCTTTGTGCAAACACAGATGAAGTTGCGGATGCATGGTTCTCACCTGCAGGAGTCAACAGAGGTCAATTACGTGGCGTTACTAAATTAGCGTATAACCCAACTAAAGCTCAAAGAGATTCATTATACAAATCACAAATTAACCCATTAGTATCTTTCCCAGGCCAAGGTACAATGCTTTTCGGAGATAAAACAATGTTAAGCAGAGCATCAGCCTTTGATAGAATTAATGTAAGAAGGTTATTTATTGCGATAGAAAAAGCAATCTCAACAGCAGCAGAAGCACAACTCTTTGAATTCAACGATGAATTTACAAGGGCTCAATTTAGAAATTTATTAGAGCCATTCCTAAGAGATGTGAAAGGTAGAAGAGGAATTACAGACTTTTTAGTGGTTTGTGATGACACAAATAACACAAGTGCGGTTGTGGACTCTAATAGATTTGTAGCTGACATTTTTGTCAAGCCAGCAAGATCTATTAACTTCATAACTCTTAACTTTATTGCAACCAGAACTGGCGTAAGCTTCAACGAAGTGGCCGGATAATAGGAGAGAAAAATGGCAATTTTAGGCGTAGATGATTTTAAATCAAAGCTAACAGGCGGAGGCGCAAGGCCGAACCTTTTCAAAGTGACATGTAACTTTCCAACATATGTAGGAGCTGACGTAGAGAAAGCTTCCTTTATGGTTAGGGCTGCACAGCTTCCAGCATCTATTCTGGGTATGGTAGAAGTACCATTCAGAGGCAGAAAATTAATGATGGCTGGAGACAGATCATTCGAAGCGTGGACAATCACCGTTTTAAATGATACTGACTTTGCAGTAAGAGACGCATTTGAAATATGGAGCAACGGTATTAATGCACATAGTGCTAATACTGGTCTTGCAAACCCAACAGATTACTTTGCAGATATGATAGTTGAACAACTAGATAACTCAGGTAGTACTGTTAAAAAATACGATTTCCGTGGAACATGGCCATCAAACGTTGGAGCTATAGAGCTTAACTATGATGAAGCAACTGCGATTGAAGAATTCGAAGTTGAATTACAGATCCAATATTGGGAATCAAATACAACATCTTAATTGATGTATAAATAATATTAGCGGAGGGAGAAATCCCTCCAATAATATTTGAGGTAATTATATGGCAGAATTTTTTGGTTTCGAAATCAAAAGAAAAACAGCAGAAAAGCCAAGTGCACTTTCATTTGTACCAAAAACAGATGAAGATGGTGCTGGTGTAATTCAAGCTGGTGGACACTTTGGAGCTTACCTAGATATAGATGGTGATAAAGCTAAAAGTGAAATAGATTTAATATTAAAATACAGAGACATAGCATCTCAACCTGAGTGCGATGCAGCTGTAGAAGATATAGTGAATGAATCCATTGTAGGTAACCACGATGGAGCACCTCTAAATTTAATATTAGATGAAGTTGATGCATCTAGTAAAATTAAAAAATCTGTGCAAGCAGAGTTTACTCATATATTAAAGTTATTAAACTTTAATTCATATGCACATGATATATACAGAAGATGGTATGTAGATGGTAGATTACCATATCATATAATCATCGACCAGAACAATCCAAAGGGTGGTATAAAAGAATTAAGATATATTGACCCTACTAAATTAAGAAAAGTTAAAGAGGTCACAGAAAAAGATGACCCTAAAACTGGAGCTAAGGTTATAACCAAGCAGAAGGAATATTATATGTTCCAGGATAATGCAATGGGTAAATATAACCAGGGCCTAAAAATACATCCAGATTCTATAGCATACGCTACATCTGGTGTTATGGACCAATCCAGAAAAAGAATCATGAGTTATTTACAGAAGGCTATTAAGCCAGTAAATCAACTTAGAATGATGGAAGACTCACTTGTTATATACAGAATAAGTAGAGCACCAGAACGAAGAATATTTTATATTGATGTTGGTAACTTACCTAAAGGTAAAGCAGAAGAATATTTAAAAAATATTATGAATCAATATAGAAATAAACTAATATATGATGCTCAAACTGGTGACATAAAAGACGATAAGAAACATATGTCAATGTTGGAAGACTTCTTCCTACCAAGAAGAGAAGGTGGAAGAGGTACAGAAATATCAACACTACCAGGTGGAGATAATTTAGGACAAATAGATGATATAATCTATTTCCAAAAGAAATTATATAGAAGTTTAAATGTTCCAATTAATAGATTAGAACAAGAATCACAGTTTTCTTTAGGTAGAGCTTCTGAAATAACAAGAGATGAAGTTAAGTTTAAGAAATTTATTGATAGATTAAGGAAGAGATTCTCAGATTTATTCATGCAATTACTTAAAACACAATTAATACTTAAAGGTATTATTACTAAAGAAGATTGGAGTAATTGGAAAGAAGATATCGCTTTCGATTATATCGAGGATAATTACTTTGCTGAATTAAAAGAAGCAGAAATTTGGAAAGAGCGATTTGATATGCTTGGTTCATTAGATGAATTTGTTGGTACATATATTTCTAATGAATGGGTAAGAAAAAATGTTCTTAGATTATCTGATGAGGATATAGATCAAATGCAGAAGCAAATTGATAAAGAAACTCAATCAGGTGATAATATAATGCCAGATCCAGATGATCCAAGGTTTGGTTAAGAACAACATTATTATAAATAAAGGTATAGGAAATAAATATGAGTATTGAAAATTTAATTAATGATTTGAAAAATGGTGATAATGTTTCAGCTAATAAAAACTTTGATAAAGTAATGGCTGATAAAATTACACAAGGTTTAGACGCCAAGAAAATAGAGATAGCATCTAATATTGGTAAAAAGCCAGAGGAAACAGAAGATTAATCTAGAGGATTAACATGAAGTTAATAGCAGAATATAACGATAGCCATTTAGAAGTTATCGAAGAAAAAGTAAACGGTAAGAAATCTCTTGCGATTGAAGGCGTATTCATGCAAGCAGATAAGAAAAACCGTAACGGCCGAGTTTATGAAAGAAAAATCTTAGAAAAGGCTGTAAATAAATACGTTACAGAACAAGTAAAGACTGGTAGAGCGGTTGGTGAATTAAATCATCCTGATGGACCGACTATCAATCTTGATAAAGTTTCACATAAGATCACAGATCTCAGATTTGAGGGAAGTGATGTTATTGGAAAAGCTTCAATCTTAAAAACCCCTATGGGCCAAATCGTTGAAGGTTTGCTCGAAGGTGGTGTAAAGCTTGGAGTATCAAGTCGTGGTATGGGTAGTCTTGTGCAGAAACAAGGTACGACATTCGTGAATGACGACTTCTTATTAGCAACTGTTGATATAGTGCAGGATCCTAGTGCTCCTGAGGCTTTTGTCAATGGTATAATGGAAGGCGTTGATTGGATATGGGA